ATAATGATGTCGAAGATTTCGATCACTACGAAATCACCGACGAAAATGACCATGGCGATTTAGAAGAAATAGAGGACACCGATGAAGACCTATAAACAACTTCAAGAGCGCATCAACATGGCAAAAGCCAAGATGGGTGATGTTATCAAGGACTTCAAGGACTCCGATGCTCCTCAATTCAAGAGTAAGAGCGACGAGAAGCGCCGTCAGATGGCGATTGCAGCTAAGTTGTCCAACGAAGAAATTGAACAGACCGACGAAGGTTATCATGTAATGCGTAATGGTCAATCAATCAGTTATCATCAAGATAAAGAATCGGCTGACAAGCGGGCAAGCGCCTCTAATATGCGTGGCGGTTCTAATGCTACCGTTGTTAAAGATGAGCGCGGCGTTAAAGAAGAAGTCGAAACAATCGATGAAATCTCTTCTGATATGGCGAATCGTTACCTAAAAGGAAAGCACGAAAGAGATTATAATACTAGTGCAGATGGTAAATCCAGCTCGTTAAAGAAACCACAGTCTTTTGCCAAGATGAACAAAGACATGATGGGTTCTATGCGGGCGCTCAAAACAATTGAGAGGGCTAAGAAAGCCAACGAAGAAGTCGAACAGACTGACGAAGAACTAAAGGGCGACCAGCATAAGATTGACGCCAATAAGAATGGTAAAGTTGACGGACACGATTTTAAACTTCTTCGCGGTAAGAAGAAATAAGTAAAGGGAATAGTAAATGGCGACTAAAGCAATTCTAAAACTAACACAAGTTCATGGCGTGGTCAAAGTGCGCGGGACTGGGTCTGCCACTATTGCCCTTGCTACCGACCTAAAGAAGACATCTGAAACACAGTCTTCACCTAAAGCAAACATTCGCACACTTCACTGGGCATTGTCAGTGGGTTCTACAGCTACTATCACTAGAAATAGTGTAGTTCTGTATTATCTTTCTGGCTCAGGAAAGATGGAGTTTATGGGCTGGTCTGACAACGAAGAAAATGGTTCAGATATTGTAGTTGACTTTTCTTCTGGTACCGGTGCAGTAGTTCTAGAACTTGCCAAGGTTTCCGGTTATGGTCCACAACAACATCAAGATCAAGGAGACCTAGGCTAATGAAACTTATTACCGAAGTCAACGAACAAGTTCGTTATATCACGGAAGAAAAAGAAGGTAAGAAGACTCTCTATATCGAGGGTGTTTTCCTGCAGTCCAACATTAAAAATCGTAACGGCCGTATGTACCCAGGAGACATCATGGGTAAAGAAATCAACCGTTACATGAAGGAAGCAGTTGAGAACAATAGAGCCTTTGGTGAATTGGGACATCCAGATGGTCCATCAATCAATCTAGATAGAGTATCGCATATCATTACAGAACTTCGCCAAGATGGCGATAACTGGATTGGTAAAGCGAAACTAACAGAAACACCAATGGGCAATATCGCTCGTGGTCTAATTGAGTCTGGCGGTCAACTTGGCGTTTCGTCAAGAGGCCTCGGTACTTTGAAGGAAAACAGAGACGGCGTTCAAGTTGTGCAGGATGATTTTCATCTAGCAACAGCGGCTGATATCGTAGCTGACCCTTCAGCACCAGATGCCTTTGTTCGTGGTATCATGGAAAATAAAGAATGGGTAGTTGTGAATGGTGTTTGGACCGAACAGCATTGCGATATGTCCAAGAAGTATATTAAGAAAGCAAGTAAGAAACAACTCGAAGAAGCAAAGATTCAAGTCTTTGAACGTTTCTTGCGCCATCTTTCTTCAAAGTAATATTTTTATAAATAGAATATAAAAATCCATTTAGGAGACGCAAATGAGTGTAGAAAACAAAATCAGAGAGTTGCTAACTAAGAAGCAACTATCCGAGGAAGTTCTAGATGAGAAGGTTGCAGGTGATGCAACTAACCCTAAGCAGGGTTCTTCCGAAGACGCACCTGCTGCTGGCAAACTAGGCGCTGCCGGTGGTAAGGATACATCCATCCCAGCTAAGGTTGCAGGCGATCAAACTCAACCTCGCCAAGGCGATTCACAAGATGCTACTATTTCCAGTGAGCGTGATGAAGAAACTGATAATCCAGGTGCTAAGGAAGCTGCTCCAGTTTCCAGCAATCAGGCTACAATTTCTCAGAGCGGCGCTGGTGCAGCACCTAACTTCACGACCCATAGTGACCCAACTTCGGTTGTAAACATGGCATCGTCAAAGGGTAATGTTCATCAAGAAGAAACAGAGGAAGATGGCGAAATGATCGAAGAAGATTTCACTACTGATCTCGCTACTCTCTTTGATGGTAACGAAGACCTATCAGAAGAATTCCGTGGCAAAGCATCGTCGCTCTTTGAAGCAATGGTAACTGCCCGTGTATCCAATCAAGTTCAGCAAATCGAAGAAAGTCTAATCTCCGAAGCGGCTGAATTGATGGAAGAGTTCAAGGCCGACTTGACCGAGAAGGTCGATTCTTATCTTGGTTATGTAATTGAAAAGTGGGTTGAAGACAACGCACTTGCTGTTGAAAATGGTCTTCGCACAGACATCGCGGAATCATTCATCAACAGCATGAAGAACCTGTTCGCAGAACATTATATTGATGTTCCCGAAGAGAAATATGATGTGCTTGGTGAAATGCAAGCCCAACTAGAAGAAGTATCTGCTAAGTTGGACGAACAAATTTCTGCAAATGTAGAACTGCACAATAACAATGTAGCTCTTTTGAAGCATGGCGTTTTCGCCGTTGTTTCTGAGGACCTTGCAAAGACTGATGCTGAAAAGTTTAAGTCGTTGGTAGCTGATGTAGAATTCGAGAACGCAGACATCTTTGAAGAAAAGCTAAACGTCATCAAGGAAAATTATTTCCCTTCTTCTAAGTCAACTACTATTGTGGAAGACAAACTAGAAGATGAAGGCGTGGAAGTCTTAGACGAATCGACAGTCAGTAAGTATGTCCAAGCACTGGATAAGATTGCTGCTCAAAACTAATTTTTTTATAAATAAAAGATATTGACACACAAGGAGAAAACTACATGTTTCTTTCAGAACAACTACAAAAGAAGTGGGAACCTGTTCTAAATCACGGCGGCCTCGGCGCGATTAAGGACAACTACCGTCGCGCAGTTACAGCCGTCGTTCTTGAAAACCAAGAAAAGGCCCTACGCGAAGAAAAATCTGCACTTTTCGAAGATGCCGCAACAAATAACATTGCTGGTTCAGGTGCTTCAGCTATCGACCGTTATGATCCAATTCTCATCTCGCTCGTTCGCCGCGCTCTTCCTAACCTAATGGCATATGACGTTGCTGGCGTTCAGCCAATGACTGGCCCAACCGGCTTGATCTTCGCAATGAAGTCAAACTACACCTCACAATCTGGCACAGAAGCTCTCTTCAACGAAGCCGATACAGACTTCTCTGGTACAGGTACTCACGCTGGCTCGAACCCAGTTGACGGTAGCTACACCACGGGTACTGGCTTGGCTACTGCTGATGCAGAACGTCTCGGCGAAGGCGGAGAAGGTGACGGCACTTTCGGTGAAATGGCATTCAGCATCGAAAAGACAACTGTTACTGCTAAGACACGCGCTCTTAAAGCAGAATACACAGTTGAACTGGCACAGGATCTTAAGGCTATTCACGGTCTTGATGCTGAATCAGAACTTTCGAACATTCTTTCGCAAGAAATTTTGAACGAAATCAACCGTGAAGTTGTTCGCACAATCTACAAGGTTGCTAAGACAGGCGCTGCTTCAACAGCAACAGCTGGTACTTTCGATCTTGACGTTGACTCAAACGGTCGTTGGAGCGTTGAGCGTTTCAAGGGTCTTCTGTTCAACATTGAACGTGACGCTAACGTAATCGCACAAGATACCCGTCGTGGTAAGGGTAACTTCATCATCTGTTCGTCAGACGTTGCCGCTGCTCTTGCAATGGCAGGTGTTCTTGACACAGGCCGCGCTCTACAGGGTGCTCCTTCGCTTGACGTTGATGATACTGGCAACACATTTGTTGGTACAATCAGCGGTAAGAAGGTTTATGTTGACCCTTACTCAGCTAACACAGGCGCTGCTAGCCAGTTCTATGTTGTTGGTTATAAGGGCGCTACAGCATATGATGCTGGTCTCTTCTACTGCCCATACGTTCCACTACAAATGGTTCGTGCTATCGACCCTAACAGCTTCCAGCCAAAGATTGGCTTCAAGACACGTTACGGCATGATTGCTAACCCATACGTAACACAGTCGAACGGCACAACTGACGGTGATACATTCACTGCCAACCGTAACCAATACTATCGTCGCGTTAAGGTTACTAACCTTATGTAATCGATACCTTCCCATTAGAGGAAGGGTTGCAAAAAACTGGGGGGAGCAGAAATGCTCTCCCCTTTTTCGTTATAAATAATAGACGGAGAAAGATATGTCAAGAAGAACTTTAGATACACCGGATACTTTAAATTATCTGAGGCCAAATGGTTTTCAGTTTAATATTGATACGCTTCCTAATGTATCGTTCTTTTGTCAGTCTGCTATGATTCCCGCATTGTCAATTGGTAATGCATATGTTTCTAACCCATTGGTAGACTTTACTGTTCCTGGTACCAATCTTACGTATGATGAATTGACCATAAAGTTTATCGTTCAAGAAAACTTCCAAAACTATATCGAGTTACACGATTGGCTAATTGGTCTAGGCTTTCCAGAAGAACGTGAACAATATAAACAATTCAAGCAAGCCAGAGGTGGCACAGCAAAAGGATTTAGTAGCTCGGGTGATTATTCTGATGGGACATTAGTCGTTCTAGATTCCGATCTAAATAAAGCAATGGAAATTAAATTCATTGATTGTTATCCAACAAGTTTACAGGGACTGGAATTTGATATCAGTGATGGTAATGTCCAGTATCTAACAGCACAGGTCACTTTTAAATATACGATGTATAAGTTTATCCAATAACTATTGAGGTTATATTATGAAATTATCAGAAGTCCAAGAAATGTGGACAGGCGATTCTAAAATAGATGAGTTAAATCTAGGTAGAGAATCCACTAAAACGCCAGAATTACATGCAAAGTATTTGAATATTCTTTCGAATACTAAACTGCAACTGCGAAAAGCAGAAGCAGATTACTATCGTCTACGGCGCGATAAAGGTAAATACTTTCGCGGTGAAATGACCCTAGATGAACTACAAGATAAGGGTTGGAACCAGTATCAAGGCCTAAAGCCATTGAAGCATGATATGGAAGATCGTATCAATTGCGATGAGGATATCATTCGTGCTATGGATAAAGTAGAATATGTTAAAGCCCTGCTCTATCAGTTGGAGCAAATTATACGCTCACTAAATAGTAGAACATGGGACATTAAGAATGCCATCGAGTGGACTAAATTTACAAACGGATTAATGTGAGTGATTTAACAGTTTCCAAGAAAAATGAGGTGCACCTAAAGGTCGATTGTGACCCAGGTATCGCACAAGAAATAAATGATTACTTCACTTTTGAAGTCCCGGGCGCACGTTTCATGCCAACGTATCGTGCCAAACTATGGGACGGTAAAGCCAGACTGTTCAATATCTGGACAAAAGAACTTTATGTTGGCCTTCTGCCATACCTCAGAGAGTTTGCCGAGCGTCTAGACTACAGCGTAGACGTTGACATGGAACGTATCGGTGATCCAGTTACTATGGAAGATGTGCAAAAGTTTGCGGAATCTTTGAACTTACATAGCCAAGATAAGCCAATTGAGACGAGAGACTACCAGTTAGAAGCGGTCAAATACGCTATTCGTATCGGTCGCACGTTACTACTTTCGCCTACCGCATCTGGTAAGTCTCTAATCATATATCTGCTAATGCGATATCACCAGCAATTTGGTCGTAAGCAGTTGATTATTGTTCCTACCACTTCACTGGTAGAACAAATGTATAAAGACTTTCAAGACTATGCATCACACACCGAGTGGTACGTATCTCAGAACTGCGCCAAGATTTACGCTGGCCATGAAAAATCAAACGAAGCCTCTATTGTTATTTCCACGTGGCAATCTATCTACAAGTTACCTAAAAAATTCTTTGATGAATTTGACGTAATCTATGGTGATGAAGCCCACTTGTTTAAAGCAAAGTCATTGACATCTATCTTTGATAAATGCGTCAACACGAAGTATCGCATCGGTACCACTGGAACACTAGATGGAATGAAGACGCACAAACTTATCCTCGAGGGTCTATTTGGTAAAGTTAAAAAGGTTATCTCTACTAAGGAACTGATGGACCAAGGCTCAGTTGCCGATCTTGATATTCATTGCATTCTTCTGGACTATACGGATGAGGAAAAGAAGGCTCTAAAGACCTACACGTACCAAGAAGAAATGGACTGGCTGGTTACACACCCCAAGCGTAACAACGTTATTAAGAACCTTGCTACCACGCAGAAGGGTAATACGCTTGTTCTGTTTCAATTTGTTGAAAAGCATGGTCAAGTTTTGTATGACCTAATCAATAATAAAGTCGGAGATACTCGCCAAGTTTTCTTTGTCCATGGTGGTACAGATACGCAACAGCGAGAAGCGATTAGAGATATTACTGAAAAAGAAAAAGACGCCATCATTATAGCGTCCTACGGCACGTTTTCAACGGGTATAAATATAAGAAATCTGCACAACGTTATCTTTGCATCACCTTCCAAATCGCGCATTAGAAATCTACAGTCAATCGGTAGAGGACTTCGAAAAGGTACCGACAAGACAATGTGCAGACTATTTGATATCGGTGATGACCTAACATGGAAGAGCCGAAAGAACTATACCCTTTCCCATATGGTGGAAAGAATTAAGATATATAATGAAGAAGGTTTCAACTATAAACTAGTGAGAATACAGCTATGACCGATGTGACTGTTCTAAGATTAAAAAATGGCGAAACACTAATAGCAAGTGTTCGCCTAGCGGACCCTAATAATTATTGGTTAGACGACCCTATTGCCGTCATTGCGGTTCAAGTCAATCACGACGGAGTAAACGGAGAAACGTTTCTCTTGAAGCCATGGATTGGAATCTCACCAGATAAAAGTTTTCTTTTAAGTGCCAAAGAGATACTTACCTCTTGCTCTTTAAAAGAAAACCTGCTACAACAGTATCTCTCCTACACGGGGAATTACCCCGAACCGGTAGAAGACATTGAAGACTTTGATGAGATGGAAATGCTTCAAGCAAGAATACTAAGAAGTAAAGGATTACTTAATTGAAGTTATTCTTGAAGAGCTACACTCTTCTTATACACCAAGAATCACCATATGTAAATACTTTTTTCAATAAAAATGTTGCCATATGTAAAAAAATGTAGTATAACAGATTATATCATGACGGAGGCCCTATGGTCAAGAATAGAAAAAATAATGTTCACTATGTAGATAATGCTTTGTTTCTAGAAAAGATTACAGAGTATAGAGAAAAGGTTTTGGCTGCTAAAGCTGAACCTGACTATGATCGTAGTAAGAAGCCTCGTGTGCCTAATTATCTAGGCGAATGCTTTCTCAAGATTGCTAATCACTTGGCATATAAATCTAACTTCATCAATTATACCTATCGTGAGGAAATGATCCTTGACGGAATTGAAAATTGCATTACTTACATCGATAACTTCGATCCTGCTAAGTCTAAGAACCCCTTTGCATACTTCACACAGATTACGTATTATGCCTTCTTACGCCGTATTGCGAAAGAGAAGAAGCAACAAGCGGCAAAGTACCGATACATCCGTAATCTAGATGTCCATGATTTGATTACACAAGACCACGATGGCGGCGATTATGGAAATGAGTTCATTGACTATCTTAAAAAGACGATTGACCTGGTAGAAGACTTTGATAAGCCAGCAGAGGTCAGTAATATTCCTAAGCGCCGACCAAAATATCTGGACAAACAAAAAACTGTTGACTCTGGACTAGATTTAGAGTAATATGTAAATATCACTTCTAATTGAAAGGTACATTTATGGTTGATTCTCCTAAAGTTAATACTGCTGTTAAGTTTGCTTCTGATAACTGGTTCTCGCTGTTGATGTTGGGCGTTGTTTCTACCGCTGTGATTTCAGTTGTTAATAGCGTTGCTGGCCATCGCGAAGAAGTTCAGGGCATTTCGGTTCAGAATGCCGGGTGCATCTACCTCGAATCTTCTAAACTCGGTGAAGGTCAGCACTACATGATTTGTAATGGCCAAATTGCATTGAAGCGTCTTCAAGAAGGCGAAGAGCTTGATGCGGAACAGGCGCTAGAGGAAGCTATTCCTGATGTCGCAAATGCTGCAACTCCCACGTCGGGTGCAGATAAAAAATAAGGTGTAATATGACCAAGGAACTAATTGTTCCTGCAATCGTCCAGCAGATGGTCGATACTATGCAGGACAAGGCAACGCCGTCTAATATCAGACATAACTATATGGTGACGGTAGAAAATATTCGTGACTACTGCGATAAGGCATTATCACAATATGCAAAAGAGAAGCGTAAATGAAAGTAACTGATCTTAATACCGTTCATGTAATGATTGACCTTGAAACTCTTTCGACAAGAGCCAACGCGACCATTCTTTCTATTGGTGCTACTAAGTTCACTCTGGGTGAAGGTATTATCGATAAGTTCTACTGTAACATCGATGCCAAATCTTGTAAGACCGCAGGTCTTCACGTTGACAAGTCTACTATTGATTGGTGGATGCAGCAAAGCGCCGCAGCAAGAGATGCTCTTCTTGTTGACCAACTGCAACTTGTGGACGCACTACAAAGTTTCACTGACTGGATAGGTAGAGACAAGGTAATGCCATGGGGTAACGGTGCTTCGTTTGATATCTCCATTCTGGAGTCTGCATATGCGGCAGTCAGTCTGCCTTATCCTTGGCGTTATAGCAACATCATGTGCTATCGCACCGTTATGAATCTCATGGGTCTAAGCAACGCTAAGATCCGTGCCAGTGAAAATGATACGCATCACCATGCTCTTGATGATGCTATCAGCCAGACTAATACTTTACTTGGAATTCTACAGTCATGAAAATTGCGTTGATTACAGATACTCACTTTGGTGCTAGGTCAGATTCCATTCCGTTCGACAACTTCTTTGCGAAGTTCTACACGGAAACATTCTTTCCTCATATGGAACGAGAAGGTATCAAGACTATCATTCACTTGGGTGATGTCTTTGATCGACGCAAGTTTATAAATTATAATACGTTGAAGAAATGTCGTGAGTATTTCTTTGATAAGACCAGTGATTTGGGCATCGATGTTCATATGATTGCTGGAAACCACGATACTTTCTTCAAGAATACTAATGATGTAAACTCACTGGACCTACTGCTCCGTGAGTATGAAAACATTATTACATATTCGGAAGCAGAAGAAATTAGATTAGACGGAAAAAATCTACTGCTTGTTCCATGGATTTGTTCTGGTAATTATTCAGAAACTATGGAGGTAGTAAAGAAAAGTAATGCACAAGCAGTATTTGGACACTTTGAATTTTCAGGTTTTGAAATGTACCGTGGGCATAAAAATGATCACGGAATGGATACTGTGGACTTTGATAGATTTCCTCTCGTTTGTAGTGGTCATTTCCACCATCGTAGTCGCACTGGTAATATTCTTTATCTTGGTAATACCTATGAGTTTACTTGGTCTGATTATAATGATAAGAGAGGGTATCACTTATATGATACGGAAACAAATGAGGTAGAATTCTTTGAGAACCCATTTCAAATCTTCCATAAAATCTATTATGACGATACTAATGGTGACCCTTCTGCTATCGACCTTCTACCTATGGTCGGATCTTGTGTTCGTTTGGTAGTTGTGAAGAAAACTGACTTCTATAAGTTTGACCGCTTCGTTGATAAGCTATATGATTTAAATCTAATCGAACTTAAAATCATCGAAGACTTTTCTGAATTTGAAACAGAAGCGACGGATGATGACGAGTTGAATGTGGAAGATACTATGTCTGTTCTCTCAGATTTTGTTGACACCATTCAAACCGATCTGGAAAAGAACCGTATTAAGTCTATTCTACAGACTCTCTATGTTGAGGCACAGAACGTTACAGTATGATTATTTTTAACACCATTCGTTGGAAGAACTTTCTTTCTACTGGCAATCAGTTTACTGAAATTAAACTAGACCGTTCACCCAGCACCCTCATAGTCGGTGAGAATGGCGGCGGTAAGTCCACGATGCTTGACGCATTGTGCTTCTCCCTTTTCGGTAAGCCGTTTCGCAACATCAACAAGCCGCAGTTGGTAAACTCTATTAACAAGAAGCAACTTCTGGTTGAGGTAGAATTCCACAGTGGTAGTAAATTGTATAAGATTGTTCGTGGTATCAAGCCCGGTCTTTTTGAAATCTATGCTGATGGCGAACTGTTGAATCAAGATGCGGCCGCTAGAGATTATCAAAAGTATCTTGAGGAATCCATTCTCAAGTTGAACTACAAGTCTTTTACCCAGATTGTCATTCTAGGTTCAGCGTCATTCACCCCGTTCATGCAGTTGCCTTCTGGTACCCGCAGAGAAATCATCGAAGACCTACTTGATATTCAAATCTTTACCACAATGAATGTGGTGTTGCGTGACAAGATGAATTCTCTTAAAGATCAATTACAAGATGCCGACGGTAAACTGGAAGTCTTGAAACAAAAGGCTTCGATACAGAAAGAATATGTTGACACCCTAGAAGCGAACCGAGAGAAGAGAGTTGATGAAATATTGGAGCGTATTCAGACCGGCGAAGAAAAGATATCAAGTCTTACAAGCCTCGCTAACGATTTGGAAGGGCAAAAACTTTCTGTTGAAGAAACCCAACAAAGTCTCGGAGACCTTGCAGACAAGCAAAAGAAACTCGATTCTTTCAAAACCAAATTTTCCACCCAACTCCGCGATCTCCAAAAGGAGGTTGCATTCTACGAGGAAACAGATGAGTGTCCGACATGTCGGCAAGGCATTGCTCACGACCATAAAGAAACCATCGTATCATCCAGACAAGAGAAAATGCAAGAACTATCTTCGGGAATGGAGAAACTCCAGGAAGAATTTACAAAACTTGAAGAACTTATCGCGGAAAATGCGATTCTTTCCGAACAAATTTCTGGGCTGAATGCTTCGATTATAACTCATCATAATGAAATGATTGTTCAACAGAGATTAATCCAAGCACTCAATCTGGAATTGAATGATATTTCATCTAAAACTGGTGATATAGATACTGAAAAGAATAAGCTAAAGACTTATGCTAAAGAAGTTCTGGTTCAGAACGAAGAAAAGGCCAAGTTGAATGAAGAAAAGCATTACATGGATGCTGTCTCCACTCTCCTCAAGGACACTGGTATTAAAACTAAGATTATTCGGCAGTATCTTCCAGTTATCAATAAGTTGGTGAATAAATATCTACAAGCAATGGACTTCTTTGTGCAGTTTAATTTGGATGAGAAGTTTGATGAAACTATTAAGTCTCGCCATCGGGACGATTTCAGTTACGCATCTTTCTCTGAAGGCGAAAAGCAACGCATCGACCTGGCTCTTCTCTTTACGTGGCGAACAATCGCTAAGATGAAGAACAGTGTAGCTACCAATCTTCTAATCTTAGACGAAGTATTTGATAGTTCACTAGATAACAATGGGACAGATTATATTATGTCCCTGCTTGATACATTGGGAGAAGATACTAATGTATTTGTTATTAGTCATAAGGGTGATCAACTGTTTGATAAGTTCCGCAGTCTAATTAAGTTTGAAAAGAAAAATAACTATAGTGAAATGGTGGTATAATGGAATTAATTAAGTTTACTGATCCGCAGCTTCGCAAAGAGCCGTCTGCATTTGACTTCGATGCTGGTGACGCAAACGATCTTGTTGATAAGCTATGGACAAAATCTCGTGACCTTCGAGGTCTAGGACTGTCTGCTAATCAGGTGGGAATCGATGCTAAAGTTTTTGTAATGGGTTCAGATGATGATAATCGCAAGAATATTTTTAACCCCAAGATTGTTTCATGGTCGCCCGAAACTAATCTTGCTAAAGAAGGCTGTCTAAGTTATCCGGGTCTGTGGCTTTCTATCAAACGCCCAGCCGCCATCACTGCCTCATATCAGAATGTAGAAGGTGAATATATAGTAGAAGAGTTCACGGGATTACCCGCCAGAATTTTTCAGCATGAATATGATCATATGCTTGGGTTGAATTTCTCTGACCACGCTTCTGAAATGAAAATGAAGATGGCTATGAAGTCACTAGAAAAACGAGCAAAAAGGTATATTAGAAAATATGTCCAAAACAACCTTTGAATTTACAGTTGACTAATTATTTTTATGACTATGCGATTGGTTCAACTTACTTTACCAGAAAATTTCACCGATAATGTTTTAGCATTGCGTGGCATAACCAAGTCTGTTAAACGAAGTAATAAAGGTGGATGGCACAGTGAACGTTGTAATAGAAAAACTTATTCCTGGGCAGAATCAGTTATAGATAATGTTCAAGCTGTAGCGGGTGTTACTGGAGATATAACTTGCTGGTATAATATCAATACTGGTAGCGATTATAATGAGTGGCACCATCACGATAGGGGTGCCACAGATGAGATGTGTGGAGTTCTTTATCTCCAAGTTCCAGAAAATGCTGGTCATTTTGAGTATGAGATTAAAAAAGAAATCTTTCAGATTAAACCATATGCTGGGTTGTTATTATTATTTCCTGATGATTTGATGCATCGTGTTTTACCGAACGAAGGTGATGGCGAAAGAGTCTCCATGGCTTTTAATTTTTGGAAAATGTTGAAATGAATATATTTTATCCCCACGAAAGGTATACTAGAAAATATGTCCAACACAACCTATGATTTCGGATTCACATTTGAAGATCCAACCGAAACTGTAATTCATGTCCAAGAACCATATAGTTCTCGGACAACAGATGATGACGATCTTAAAGATGAGATTATGGCCAAACTCTATGATCTTGAAGCCAGACTTCTCGCGGTAGACCAGTCAACACTTATCTCAGAACATAAGCGACTGGTTGAAATGGAAGTCTCTGAAAAGTTGAAGCAGGTAGAAGACTTAATTTTACCTTTAATGTATAACCTGATGAAAAATCCTGAAAAGGAATACATCCACTGGCCGAATAGGACACCCATAATTGATAACCAAATTGAAAAGATCACCGCAATCACAAGATACTATGAACGAGTTTGATGGTCCTTCTAAGGCTAGATACTTTGCGCAACCTGTAGCTACTGTAGTAAATCTATATCTTTGCGGCGAAATTAAAGCCGCCGAAGAATATGTAGAATGGTTCCAGTTATTTCGAGCGGCTGGCGAGACAGATACTATCTACATTCGTATCAACAGTGAAGGTGGCGACCTGTTTGCTGCTCTACAGATAGTAAGAGCAATTCAAGAATCAAATGCTACTATCGTTTGTTCGGTAGAAGGCATCTGTATGTCGGCTGCAACTCTTATCTTCCTTAGTGCGGACCGCTTTGAACTATCTGACCATACCATGTTCATGTTCCACAACTATTCAAGTGGCACCATTGGTAAAGGCGGCGAGATGTATGACCAAATCACACACTTCCGTGCATGGTCTGAGAAGTTGTTTGCTTCTTTCTATAAAGACTTCCTGACGCCAGAAGAAATTAAGTCTATGCTTGATAACAAGGACATCTGGCTTGATGCGGAAGAAGTTGCCAAGCGTTTGAAGAACCGTATCGAAGCAGACGCGGAAGAAGAGGCTCCAAAGCCCAAGAAAACTCGAAAGAAAGCCCCTCCAGTATAAATACTACTTGACATTCACTCACGAATCGAGTAGTATATAAATATGATTGGTTTTAAAGAGTTTATAAGTGAGTCGCAAGACAGTGCCGGATTAACTATCTGGGATATTGACGAGACATTGTTCCGTACCAAAGCCCGTGTCCATATCGTCAAAGGCGGTAAGATAATCAAGACACTGGGTAACAAGCAATACAATACATATAATTTACAGCCGGGTGAATCCTTTGACTTTAGCGAGTTTAGGGACGCCCGGCATTTTCGTGACACCAGCGAACCTATCGCTAAAGCAATTCGCAAATTGATTGCAATGCATAAAAATATCAAAGCCCGTGGCAGTAAAATGATTGTCATTACCGCTCGGTCAGATTTTGATGACCGTGATATTTTTCTAGATACATTTCGTCAACAAGGCATCGATATCGATGATATCCATGTTCACCGTGCTGGTAATCTAGGCGCCATGCCGTCTGCTCCAGCTAAGAAAATCTTTATTAAACAATACCTTGACACTGGTAAATTTACTCGCGCTCGTCTCTTTGATGATGCCGTTTCCAATCTCCAGATGTTCAAAGATTTGGCAGATGAATATCCCAACATTAAGTTTGAGCCATTTTTGGCTCATGCCGATGGGTCAATGACACGTTTTTAACTTGACATTACCATCGATTCGTGTATACTAATAATATAAGGAGAATGATTATGTTTAAGTCTATTATTTCTAGTATTATTGCGGTCAGTGTTCTTGCTACTCCTGTAGTAGCAGAAGCCAAGGGTCGTGGTGAACACCGCACTGAACGCCACGAACGCAAACGCGGCAATCATATTAATACGGGCGAAGCTATTGCTATCGGTCTAGGCGCATTTATTCTTGGTGCTGCTATTAAAAACAACAATAGCCGCGACGAGGAAGAAGTTGAGCGCGAAGTTTATGACCGCGAGTATGAATATCACTATCGTAACCGTGATGCATATTATCGCCGTGACCGCAACTGCCGCACCACAGAAGTTACTGAATATGACTACTACGGCAATCGATATATTCGCCGTGAGCGCCGTTGTTTCTAAAAGAATCGCTTGACATTTGGTCGCGAATCGACTATAGTAAATTATATGATTGATTGATGAGGTTTTGTGATGTCCCAGTTTGCTGAAAAGTCGATTCTCGCCAAGTTGTTGGCGACAGAAAATATCCATGTAGAACACCAGAAGACAAGTACCGCTTACTTCAATCTGGAGACCCGCACGGTCGTGCTGCCGATCTTCAAAGAGACTTCGGCTGACCTTTATGACCTGCTAATCGGCCATGAAGTCGGTCACGCTCTTGAAACGCCTGCTGACGGCTGGCACTCCAGCATCTCTGAGAAGGGTGTGGGCTTCAAGTCTTTCCTCAACATCATTGAAGATGCTCGTATCGAACGCAAGATGAAGAATCGTTACCCCGGTCTTCGTCGGTCGTTCTACAATGGTTACCAAGAACTCTTCGAAAAGAATTTCTTCGGTGTCGAAGGTATGGATGTCAATAAGCTAAAGTTCATTGACCGCATCAACCTTCACGCCAAGGTCGGTTCGTTTTTGAACGTCAAGTTCTCGGAAGAAGAGCAAGCTATTGTCAATCGCCTTGACGACCTGAACACCTGGGAAGATGTGGTCGCTCTCGCCAGCGAACTCTATGAACGTGCCGAAAATTCGACCGAAGAACTTGACTTTGAACAATTCATGAACGCCCTTGGTGATATCATGGAAGATGGTGATGGCGAATTCGACCCGAGTGCAGACTACGTTGAAGTTCCTAATTCGGACAACTCCGATGACAAAGAAAAGCCACAGACGCCTTCCTCTACGGGTCAGAAATCAGAAGAAAATACCGAAGAAGATTCGAAGTCTTCATCGTCCGATGATACCGAAGAAAAGTCAGAAGAAAAGTCAGAAGAGAAAGAAGACGGTTCGTCTGAGGGCAGCGAGTCCGATGATACAGAAGAAAGCCCTGCGCCGACTTCATTCACCGATGAGAACTTTCGTCGGAATGAAGACAGCCTGCTTGATGCAAACGCCCGTGAGACGTTTTATGCCAAGCTTCCTATTCTGAACCCGGCTGATTTTATTGTCGGTATTAACACCGTCGAAAAGATGTTGAAGTTCTCTGTTGGTGGCGCCGCATACCGAGCAGGCAAGACTGCTGAACAAGTCAAGATGGAACTCTACAAGGAGTTTCTTGCCAAGAACAGCAAGTACCTTAGTTCAATGGCACAGGACTTTGAACGTAAGAAAAAAGCCAAGTCGCTTATGCGCGCCCAGACTTCCAAGACTGGCCGCATCAACATGGACAAAGTGTGGGCTTACAAGATTACAGAAGACCTGTTCTTACAGAACACGGTTGTTCCTAACGGTCAGAACCACGGCATGCTTCTGTACCTTGATATGTCGGGCAGTATGTCTTCCAACATGTCTGGTACCATGGAGCAGCTGGTTCTACTGGCTTCGTTCTGCCAGAAAGTTCGCATTCCTTTTGAAGTTTACGGCTTCATCACGAACTCTAGCGCACCACAAACGTATTTCGATACAGTGCGCAGCCGCAATAACTTGTCAGACCCAAACAACCTGATGATTTCTGACCCCAGTTTCCGTATGCTCCAGCTGGTGGCTACCGGCGTTTCTGGTGGTAAGTTCAAGACCCAGATGGCAAATATTCTTGCTCTTGGCCAGTCTTATAATCGTAGCTATCATGACCTTTATCTAGACGGTACCGCTGCCAATTCTTTTGGTCTTGGCAGCACTCCGCTAGAAGAAGCCATTCTGCTTGGCCGTTACATCGCCGAAGATTTCAAGAACCGCAATCGCGTTGAAGTTCTTTCGTCGGTATTCTTGACCGATGGTGAAGGTGATTGCAACTTCGAAACTGTTGGTCATAATCATAATGATTATCACCGTAAGAACCTAGCTATTGTTGACTCTAAGACTCGTCGTACCTTTTCGCAGCAATATGACGGTGTTAGCTACCGCAGCCGGTCTTACTGTAAGGCTCTTCTTGAACTGTATCGTGAAACCACTGGTTCGCGGATGATTAACTTTTACCTGATGGGTTCTTATGACCTCAAGTATTTCTTGGCTCGTTCGCTCGTCCCTGGCACAGTCAGTGATGCGACCCGCAAGGCTTTCAAGAAGGAAGGTGCGGCACTTCTCAAGAACATCAATGGCTTTGATGACCAGTTTCTTATCAAGGCTGGCAGCAGCCTGCAAATCACGGAAGATACTCTGACTGTGGACTCCAACGATAAGAAGGAACTGACCAAGGCGTTCAAGGCTTTCCAAGATAAGAAATCTATTGGTCGTGTAATTCTTACGAAAATGGTTGAGGCTGTGGCGTAAAAAACACTTGACATTTGGTCGCGAATCGACTATAGTAAATAATGTGATTGATGATGTTTGTTTGTGAAAAGGTGATTTTATTATGATTAGTACCCGTGAAGACCTGCTTGCCGCCCTTCGTGCCGCTGATACGAATGGTGGTATTTTCCGCAAGAAAGATGTTTTTGCCGTCGCCCACCCGATGGGTATTGAGAAGTTGAACTGGCTCCTGTCAAAGGACAATGTTGTTTCTCGTGGCGTTTACGATTTGTCTGCTGCAATGGTTGGCGTGACTGCCAAGCCTGCACCCGTGATGCCTCAGCCAGTTGCTGAGATTACCTCGAAGCCCGTTGCTAAGACGGTGATGCAGCCTAAGCTAGAGGTAATCATTGACAATCTGGTTCCTCGTCTTGATGCGACCTACGTTCCGTTTGGCTTTTACACCGACCTGATTAAGGTTCTCAAGGCAGAAGCCTTCTATCCCACGTTCATCTCTGGTCTGTCTGGTAACGGTAAGACCACAATGATTGAACAGGCTTGCGCCAAGTTGAAGCGTGAATGTCTCCGCGTCAACATCTCGGTAGAAACCGATGAAGACGACCTGATTGGTGGCAACACCCTTGTCGATGGTAACGTAGTGTACCGCGAAGGTCCTGTTCTGACTGCCATGAAGCGTGGTGCAATTCTTATTCTTGATGAAATCGACCGCGGTTCGAACAAGTTGATGTGCATCCAGGCCATTCTTGAAGGCAAGCCATACTTCAATAAGAAGACTGGTGAGACTGTCTTCCCCGCCAAGGGCTTCAACGTGGTTGCAACTGCTAACACAAAGGGTCGTGGTTCCGATGACGGCAAGTTCATCTCGGCCCAGATTCTTGATGATGCCTTCCTTGAGCGTTTCGCCATCACAGTCGAGCAAGAATATCCATCGGCTAAGGTCGAAAAGAAGATTGTCATGAACAAGATGGAAAAGGCTGGTGCGGTCGATGAGGAATTCGCCGACAACCTTGTGACTTGGGCTGAAATCATCCGTAAGACTTTCTACGATGGTGGCATTGACGACCTGATTTCGACTCGCCGTCTGGAACACATTGTCAATGCCTTCGCCATGTTCAAGTCTCGCCAGAAGGCAGTCGAACTCTGCGTTAACCGCTTTGATGCTGATACAAAGTCGGCGTTCCTCGACCTCTATAGTAAGGTTGATGCCAAGATTGATACTGGCCCTACCGATAACGTTAATGAAGACGCATTTTTTGAAGAAACACCTTTCTAAGGAGATAGTATGACAATTAAATATAAGTATAACGAAGGTGACCTGCTTCGGCAGGTTACCGAGTATGTGAATGCCACTTATGGGCAGCACTATTCGCAGAACAAGTACCAAGCTACCGAGTTTATCATTGATGGTGGACATGGTGTAGGCTTCACGGTTGGAAATATCATGAAGTATGCCCAGCGTTATGGCCATAAGGGAACTCCTGAAGACTGGCGTAAGGACCTGATGAAGGTCATTCACTATGCCATCATTGCACTGCATGTCCATGATAAGTCACAACAGCCCAGTCTAGCAGGACTTGACATGGATGTCAACCTAGAAGTAGAAGGTCTTACTTTCGCTGGTGTATTACCATCTACGATATCCGGTGGTACGATTTCTGCTACTTTGCCTACCTCTACGCCCGACTGGTCAACCTATAATATGGGCACCAGTTCTCTCTTGACAACTGACACAATTTCTGTTATAACAAATACTGGTACTAAGACCAACAAGAAAAAAGGTTAATATATTATGAAAATTTCTAATGAAACACTCTCACTTCTAAAGAACTATGCGGGTATCAATACCAATATTCTGTTTCGGCAGGGTAATGTGATTGGTACCGTTAGTCCTGGGAAGAACATCTTTTCACGCGCCACGGTCACTGAAACCTTTCCCCGTGAAATTGCCGTCTATGACCTGAATAGCCTTCTGGCACTTCTGACCCTTATGGAAGATCAGGATGTAGATTTTGGCGAGAACAGCATCAAGGTTAGTAAGGATGGGTCGAAGTTCGAATACTTCTATTCCGATCCTGGCACCGTGACCGCTGCTCCCGACAAGAACCTTGAGATTGAACCTGTGTGGTCGTTCGATATTTCGTCGGATGAAATCAGTATGATTCTCCGCGCCGCATCAATCACCTCGGCACCAATCATCAGCATTGTATCGGATGGCGCCCAGGTTCAACTCAAGGTTGGCGACCCCACCAATTCATCGGCAAACTCATACACTAAGACGATTAGCACCGATGCTGCTCCTGTGTTTGATTGCCGAGTGAAGACCGAGAACCTCAAAGTCCTCTCTGACAACTACACTGTCACGCTTGGTAAGAAGCGCGCCATGGAGTTTAAGAGTAAGGGTCGTGAACTCGTTTATTACATTGCAATGGACCCTGCGTCCTCTATTTAAGGAGAAATAATATGACTAAGTTTGAATTCACATTTAACGCCCGCATTCCTTATGATGCAGAAGAAGACCCTCGTGATGTAACCATTGCGTTTACCACGAGTGACCTGGATGAAGTTGTTCGCCAGTTTAATAAGCTCCTCATTCTTAACGACTTTGACGCACAGGTGGCTGTAGTATAATGGCAGAGAAGTTTAAATTTAAGAAGGAGTGGGACGATGAAGCCCATGACCAGGAACTACCTGAGATTGTTCCGGCTGTAGTCTTCAAGACCCGTGTCCGCGATGACTCGATTGAAGGTCCAAACCCATTCCGTTGGGAAGATAAGACAACCTATGATTACTTCGCTGGTAAGCGTGTAGTTCTGTTCTCTCTTCCTGGTGCCTTTACTCCAACATGTTCGACCTACCAGTTACCTGGTTTCGAAAAGAACTTTGCTGAGTTTAAGGCACTTGGTATCAAGGACATCTACTGTGTATCTGTCAATGATTCCTTTGTCATGAATTGCTGGGCGAAAGATCAGAAGATCAAGAAGGTGAAGATGATTCCTGACGGATCTGCCAAGTTCACTAACAAGATGAAAATGAGTGTCCAGAAGGACAATCTTGGCTTTGGTGAACGTTCATGGCGATATGCTGTTGTTGTGAATAACGGTCAGATTGAGAAGTGGTTCATTGAAGGTGATGTAGTTGAGGACAACTGCGCGGATGATCCTTATGGTGTGACTTCACCAGAAAATATTCTTGACTGGTTGCGCAATAACTGATATAGTGAATACTGGTCACTAAGCCAGCGTCCGTGGATGCACTAACATCGCGACGGACATTTTATTTTATTATGGAGAATCATTATGCGTGAAGACTTCCTCTGGGTTGAGAAGTATCGTCCTCGTAAGCTGGACGATTGCATCTTACCCGATGAACAACTTAATACCTTTCGCCAGTTTGTGGCGACTGGTGAGATTCCCAATATGCTCCTGTGTGGCTCGGCTGGTGTAGGTAAGACTACTATCGCCCGAGCCATTTGTGAAGAATTGGGTTGTGATTATATCGTTATTAACGGTTCAGAAGAATCTGGTATTGATGTTCTCCGTACCAAGATTCGTGAGTTTGCATCCTCTGTCTCGTTTAGCGGCAAGACTAAGGTTGTTATTCTAGACGAAGCCGATTACCTGAATCCAAACTCTACACAGCCAGCCCTTCGTGCCTTCATTGAAGAGTTTGCCAATAACTGCCGCTTCATCTTTACCTGTAACTTCAAGAACCGTATCATTGCACCTCTGCATAGTCGAACTGCGGTGATTGAATTCAAGCTAACTAAGGCTGACCGACCTAAAATGGCTGGACGTTTTATGAAACGTCTTGGTGATATTCTTGAAGCCGAGAGTGTGCAGTATGATGACAAGGTTGTGGCCGAAGTCCTCAAGAAGCACTTTCCCGACTATCGCCGTGTCCTTAATGAACTCCAGAGATACAGTGTAAGCGGTACAATCGATGCTGGCATTCTAGCCAACGTCCAAGAAATCAATATGAAAGAACTGGTTGATGCCCTTCGTGGTAAGGACTTCAAGAAAGTCCGTCAGTGGGTTGTAGATAATATCGACAACGATGCTGGCATCATCTTCCGTAAGATTTATGATACCCTTCTTGATGATGTCAAGTATCCTGCGGCTCTTATTGTTCTGTTGGCCGACTATCAATACAAGTCTGCTTTCGCCACCAACCAAGAAATCAATCTCGTAGCCTGTCTGGTTGAGATTATGGCTGGAGTGGAGTGGAAGTAATGGACGGTATTCTAGAGGGCCTTGGTGATCCAAAGGTAGAATACAAGCCAGAAGATTATGTGGAGAAAAAAGCCAAGATTTCTCCCTTTGATTTCATCAACGATATTAACCACAAGAAGACCAATCTCATAGTAGATGAGTGGTCAGAGAAGCAATACAACCCTTGGATCATCAATCGCGGCCTGAGTTTCAGTGCTGATACTGTCATTCCAGCCAACGAGATGAACTGCCGTCCACACATTGATAAAGCACTGCAAAATACTTTTCTTATAAATACAATCAGGTCTAGAAAGCGTTTTGATAAATGGATCAAAATTGAAGACGATGCCGAAGTTGAGATGATCAAGGAGTATTATGGCTATAGTAATGAAAAAGCTAGTCAAGCTCTTACAATTCTCTCCGAAGAACAAAAGAAAACAATAAAAGAGAAATTGTATAAAGGTGGTAGAAAATGAGCGAAGATTTTTTTGATATTAACTATCCTGGGTATGCTCCCTTGGAAGTTAAGTTGGAGAATCCAGACGACTTTCTAAAGGTTCGTGAAACTCTTTCACGTATTGGGGTAGCGTCTCGTAAGGATAAGATTCTTTATCAGTCATGCCATATCCTTCATAAGCAGGGTAGGTATTTCATTGTTCACTTTAAGGAACTCTTTGCCTTAGATGGTAAAGATGCGGACTTTAGTGACAATGATTTACAACGCAGAAACACGGTAGCACATCTACTTTCGGACTGGGGTTTGATTACCATTCTCAATCCAGAAATCCATGAGGACAAGGCTCCTCTAAATCAAATCAAAGTAATTGCTTACAAAGAAAAGAACGATTGGGAACTTATTCAAAAGTATAACATCGGTCGCAAAAAGTAAATCTGTATATGACAATGAATGCTGGTAAAAAATACAAATCGGTATTCATTTCAGACTTACATCTTGGGTCGAAACATTGTAACTCTGATGCATTGCTAGAGTTTTTATCTACGATTAGAACTGAAAAGTTGTATCTCGTTGGAGATATTGTGGATATATGGCGTCTGAAAAAGAAATGGTATTGGCCAAAAATACACAATCAAATCGTCAGAAAAATACTCAAGATGTCAGAAAAGACAGAAGTAATATATGTCACTGGTAATCATGATGAAATCTTTCGGTCATTTCCCAACATTAAAATCGGTAAAATTGCAGTAGAGCATCGTTGTGTCCATGTTGGGGTGAATGGTAAACGCTACTTGGTGGTGCATGGTGACCTCTTCGACAATTTAATGCGAACAAAGACTGGTCGATTCATTATGCATCTGGGAGACTTTGCATATGACTCTCTGCTCTATATCAATAAGATTATTAATGCATCAAGAAGACTGCTCGGGATGCAACCTTGGAGTTTGGCAAAGTATTTGAAGCGTAAAGCAAAACTTGCTGCCAATTATATTGGTGAGTTCGAAAAAGAAATGTCTTACTATTGTAAACGCAAAGGTTATGATGGAGTTATCTGTGGACATATTCATCATGCAGAAATTACACAATATGATGAGATTGTTTACATGAACGACGGTGACTGGTGTGAAAGTTGCACTGCTCTTGTAGAAAATTATGACGGAACATGGGAAATACTTAAAAAATAATTGACTTTCTTCTAAAAGTATAGTATAAATAAGGGGTGCCATGCTTCGGATGGTACCCTTTTTAAACTCGCTTAATAGGAGCAAACTATGAAATTTGATACAACAATGATCCCACAGATTGATCGGTATTTCGTTGGCGCGGACCGCGTCATGAAGAGATTAGCAGACATTGCTGACCAATCGGCGCAAATGATGCCAATTAAATATCCCCCATACAATATCAAGAAAGTCGATGAAAGTCGCTACGTAATCGAACTAGCCGTTGCTGGTTTCGGTAAGTCGGAAATTGATATTGAATTGCAAGAAGGTCTATTGAGTATACGCTGTAAAATCGACTCTGTTGACAACACCGAATATCTCTATAAGGGAATTGCAGAGCGAGGATTCAAACGCGAATTCACTCTTGCTGACAATGTGGAAGTAAAAAGCTCTTCTCTGGTTAATGGTA